AATCCAGATTTAAGTATTCTGATGGGTTCGCACTCAAATTCATTCCTGCGTGGGGCCTATGAAGAAGTTGGTCGAATGTTGGACCCAAAGGGAGAGTACCTCTGGAAAGACATATTCCCGTCTGTTCAAGTCTGCAAGACAAATGCTCAAGATATGAGAATTGACTTGGGCAAGAGAAAAAGATTTGAAACGTTCGAGTTCTCGTCTATCGGTTCTGGAAACGCTGGTAAAGTTCGTGCCTCTAATCTTCTGGTAGCAGATGACCTTGTGCCTGATATTGAATCAGCAATGAGTAAAGAGCGTATGGACAAGCTCTGGCAGCAGTATTACACAGATCTCATGCAGAGAATGATTGGCGATTGTGTTCAGCTACTCGTCCAAACCCCATGGACGTTGCACGATCCCATTGATCGCCTGGAACTGGCTCATACAGAAGACCAGATGGCAGAGTTTATCCACCTCCCTGCGCTGAATGAAAACGATGAAAGCAATTTTGATTATCCGTATGGGCTTGGGTTTACCACTGCATTCTATCACAATCAGAGAGATGTCATGGATGATGCATCATGGAGAGCACTTTACATGACTCAGCCCATTGAGCGTGAAGGGCAGCTCTACAATGAGGATGAACTGCGCCGATACTTTGAGCTTCCTGATAGAAAACCAGATGCAATCCTGTTTGTGTGCGATACGAAGGACAAGGGCACTGATTATTGCGTTATGCCGATTTGCTATCAGTATGGCAGTGATTTCTACTGCGAGGACGTGGTGTGCGACAACTCAAACCCGGAGATCGTGGAGGCGCGCCTGGTTTCAAAACTCCTTCAGCACAAGGCGCAGATGGGGCAGTTCGAGAGTAATAGTGCTGGTGGAAAGATTGCGGAAAAGGTGCAAAAGGAAGTGAAAGCGGCTGGTGGGGTTTCGAAAATTACTACAAAATATACCACATCAAACAAGGAAACGCGCATAATCGTCGCCTCTCCTTGGGTCAAAGAGCATGTCTTGTTCAAAGACAATACCGTAATTAAGTCAAATAAGGAATACCGTAAGATGCTAAACTTCTTGTGCGGATATACAATGGCAGGTAAGAATAAGCATGATGATGTCCCGGATGCCTGGAGTCTTTTTGCTGACTACATTCAAGCCCTTGAAGGAAATAAAGTAACCGTTTTCCAGAGGCCGTTCTAATCTTGGAGTATCCAAAAAAGAAACAAAGTTTCCATATATAGCGATACAGAACGTTGAAGGCGTGCTATTTTGTGGTATAATATACTTGAATAGAAATATTCAAATCATTTCCATCACCTCCTCCCGCCCGTGTCCGTGGCGGCAATAACGGCGAAATACGCCGCACGAGCGCATCAGCCTACGTATCAGGGCCGGAGGGTCGCGCCCTCCATGCGGCAAGCAACCCGCCCGCTGCAGCGGCGGGGCGCGGCAGGGCTTTGGGAACGCTTACGTCTGCCGCAGATTGAAGCGCCGGAGAATGAGCCCATGACTCCTGAACTGGGCTTCGGGCCAGCGGACAGCCTGTACAAAACCCGAAAGATACCCGGTAAGCCGGGTATATGTCCTGCCGCGGGCGCATGAGCCGGGCGGGGCCTGTGAAACGAGATTCCGGTTTAAGTCACATCAAAAAGCCACAAACGCCCTGGCCGCCAGTACACGAGCACTGAGGTCCTCCGAAGTGGAGGGGAGCCAAAATGTGCCGCCGTCAATGCTGGGGACGGCACCAACGAGGGGCCCTGCGTAGACGATCAGACGAAAAGGCTTTCCGGATCATATACATATTAACATTCGCGCGCACGCGCGAATGTGGGCTTGGTAAGGGCCTAAGTTTTCGACAATAAACCATAATAAAGCGGAGGGAGGCATCTCCTTGGAAGGTTACTGGATCGTCCGGACGTATGAGGCAGGCAACGTGGGAGAAAAAACAAAATTTTTCGTCCCCGGTGCCCGCCCCACGAGATCACAGCGCCGCCTGCGGGACGCCGCCCGGAAACAGGCACAGAACGAGTACAGCGCGGAGAAGGCGCTGGCCCGCCTGCTCAACGCGAACTTCACAGAGGGCGACCTGCTGGTGGGCCTGGACTATTCGGACGATGGACTGGCGCGGCTGGAGGCCTGGGCTCTCCGGCAGGGCCTGCCCATGGAGACCGAGGAAGAGCGGCTGGACACTATGCGGGCGGCGGCAGAGCACGAGCTGCAGCTGATGATCCGGCGGGTGAAGCGGGAGCTGGACAAGCTGGGGCTCCCGCTGCGGTACGTGGCCGTCACCTCCGACATGGACGGAGACACCGGGGAGACGGTACGGGTGCATCATCACTTGGTAGTAGACCGGGCGGTGCGGGACGTGTTCGTGGAAAAGTGGGCGGGCCTGGGCGGCGTGGACTGGAAGCCGCTCTCCCCGCAGATGGACTACACGCCCCTGGCCTCCTACCTGATCCGGCAGGTGCGGCGGGTGCCGGATCACAAGAAGTACATCTCCAGCAGGAATCTGCTCCGGGTGGAGCCGAAGGACCGGATCGCCATGAGCGAGGCGGAGGTCCGGGTGCCGAAGGGCGGCGTGCTGCTGTTTCGGGAGGCGTACCACCCCGGCCTGTCCCAGTACATCCGGTACATCCTGCCGGAGAACCGGCGGAAGCGGCCGCCTGGAAGGACGGGAAAAACGGAATAGGCGGCGGAGGCCCGGGAATTTTCCTCGGGCCTGAAAGCCGTGGAATTTTTCGACACGACGACGCGCGCACGGGGGCGGGTATGCTCTCGCACGCGCGTACACGCGCGCACCTGCGCGCGCGAGGGGGCAATGCACCTGTATCCTTTGCAGGACAAGGGATACAGGCGTTTTTTCACGCCCAAAAAGTTGACGGTTCGACGCATGGTCACCCTGTTATACTGGTACTAGAGACCAGGGCCGAAAGGGGGCGGCCAAGATGCCAGGACGAGGAAGGCCCAGGAAGTACACGCCGCGGACACTGCGAACGGCGGTGGATGAATATTTCCGCTACCACAGCCGGACCGTCACGCTGCGGGAGCAGGTGAACACCGGGCAGAAAGACGGCTGGGGACACTGGGTCTTTGAACTGCGGGACGTGACCAACGACGCCGGGGACCCGGTGAAGGTCCGGGAGTTCGTGGTCCCGCCGACGGTGGGCGGACTCTGCCGGCACCTGGGCATCCACAGGTCCACGTGGGCGGATTACTGCGACCCGGAAAAACATCCGGAGCTGCAGGAAGTGACGGCCTACGCCAGGGAGACCATGGAGGCGTTCCTGGAAGATGCGCTGCTCACCAGAAGCGGCAAGGAGCTAAAGGGCGTGATCTTCTCCCTGCAGAACAACTACGGCTACACCGAGCGCAAGGAAGTGGAGCTGGGGCCGCGGGCCAGAAAGGCCGTGACCGCGGCGGCCATCCCCATGGAAGAGCGGGAGGCGCTTTTGCGGGAGATGGTGCAGGAGTTCACCCAGGAGGCGGCAGATGGACCGGCAGGAGAAGGTTGAGCGGTATCTGAGCACCGCCATGTGGTGGAAGGGCCTGCGGGAGACCAACAACGAGGCCTTCCTGCCCCTGTTCTTCGACCAGCACCGCTATCTGGTTCTAAAAGGCGGCGGCGGAAGCGGAAAGAGCATCTTCGTCGGCCGGAAGGTTCTGGAGCGGGTCACCAGCGAGCCGGGACACCGCTGGCTGGTGACGCGGAAGGTGGCGCGGACGCTGCGGGACAGCTGCTTTGCCCAGCTCCGGGGGCAGATCGCCGAGCATTACCCGGACGCCGGCGCCAAGATCAACAAGGGCGACCTGTGGATCGGGTTCCCCAACGGTAGCGAGATTCTGTTCGCGGGTCTGGACGATGTAGAAAAGCTGAAATCCATCTACGACATCACCGGGATCTGGATTGAGGAGGCGTCGGAGCTGGAGGAAGGCGACTTCAACCAGCTGGACATCCGCCTGCGGACGGTCTTTCCCTACTACCTGCAGATGATCCTGTCCTTCAACCCCATCTCTATCACGCACTGGCTGAAAAAGCGGTTCTTCGATATGCCGGACCCGCGGGCCCGGGTACATGAGAGCACCTACAGGGACAACCGCTTTCTCACGGACGAGGCGGTAAAGACCCTGGAGGGGTTCCGGGACAAGGACGAATATTACTACATGGTCTACTGCCTGGGCCAATGGGGCGTGACGGGCAAGACCGTGTTCGACGGAAAGGCGGTCAGCGAGCGCCTGACGCGGATCCCGAAACCGGAGGCCCGGGGCGCCTTCGCCTACGACGCAGCGGAGGATGGCGTCCACATCGGGAACATCCGGTGGGAGGACGATGCGCAAGGCCCTGTGAAGGTCTACAAGAAGCCGGCGCCGGGGCGGCCCTACGTCATCGGCGCGGACACCGCGGGAGACGGCAGTGACTGGTTTGTGGGACAGGTGCTGGACAACGTGTCCGGAGAGCAGGTGGCCGTGCTGCGGCACCAGTACGACGAGGACACCTTCTCCCGGCAGATGTACTGCCTTGGCAAGTGGTACAACGACGCCATGCTGGCGCCGGAGGCCAACTTCTCCACGTACCCGGTGAAACTGCTGGACCTGATGGGCTACCGGAACCTGTACGTCCGGGAGATCGAGGACACCTTCGACGGGACCATCCGCCACGCATACGGATTCCGAACGGACCGGCTGACGCGGCCGGTCATCATCTCGGAACTGATCCGGGTGATGCGGGAGCATCTGGAGACCGTCAACGACGAGGACACTCTGCTGGAGATGCTGACGTTTGTGCGGGACGAGAAGCAGCGGGCGGCGGCGGAGCCGGGTGCCCATGACGACTGTGTGATAGCGCTGGCCATTGCTCACTACGTCCGGCCGCAGCAGACCATGGAAGTGAAGCGGACTGCGGCGGCGGGGACTTCCGCGTGGACGCAGGATATGTGGGATGACTTTGAGCGGGCAGCCCCCCAGGAGCGGGAAATGCTTCTGCAAAAGTGGGGGACGCCCCGGTAAGTCCACATGGCCGCCGGCGGAAAAGTGAGAGGTACGGAGCTTGTAACAACGAAGGAGTGCTGAGATATGCCCAAAGAAAGAAAGACCGCAGTCAAGCCGGCAAAGCTGGACGTCTGGCAGAAGCGGCTGGCGGACAGCGATGTGGCCTGGAAGGCCCAAATGACAAAAATGGACCGGCGGGAGCACCTGTACAGCGGGGACCGGGAGCTCCGCGCTTTGACAAAGGGGGACGAGGAGCAGAAAGCCCCCCATATCCGGAATATCGTCTTTGAGAACATCGAAAGCCAGGTGTCCTCCGCCATTCCCTCCCCCAAGGTCACGCCGCGGCGGAAGGAGGACGAGGCTCTGGCGGCCAAGATCGAGCACTGGCTGCGCTGCGAGCTGGACCGCCTGCCCTTTGAGACCATCAACGACCAGGCGGAGCGGACGGTCCCCATCCAGGGCGGTGTAGGCTTCCTGGTGGCCTGGGACAACCGAAAGCGGACCCACGACACGGTAGGCGAAGAGGAAGTTGCCTTTCTCCACCCCAAGCAGTTCGCGCCCCAGCCGGGGATTTACACCGGAATTCAGGACATGGACTGGTTCATCGTCCGGCAGCCCACCACGAAAGAGAGCATCCGGCGGCGGTATGACGTGAACGTGGAGGACGAGGGCGAGCAGGAGCCCCAGGTGCGGGGAACCGGGGACGAGGACACGGCGGACGACGCCGTGACGATGTACATCGGCTACGCCAAAAACGACCGGGGCGGGATCGACCGCTACGTGTGGGTCAACGACATTGAGCTGGAGGACCTGGAGAACTACCAGGCGCGGCGGGTGCCGGTCTGTGCCCACTGCGGCCGGGTACGTCCCCTCCCCGGGCAGATCATCCAGAACCGGCAGGCCGTGGTGGAGACAGCGGAGCAGGACGCCGTGGAAGCGGAGCAGGACACCGTGGCAGTGGAGACCAGGAAGCAGATCGCGGGCCGGACCCTGGCCATGCAGCTGGCACAGGATGTGGCGGCCGGTCTCGGCGGAGGTCTGGAGACCCTGGCAGCGGAAGGAGCGGCCGCGGAGCCGGAAGATCAGCGGCTTCGGTACGACGGCGAGGGACCCTGCCCGTGGTGCGGGAGCACGAACTGGACCACCAAAGAGCAGGAATACGAAGAGGTGACCCTGCCCATCGCCAACAGCTCCGGTCTGGTGATTCCGGGAGCGCAGCCGGAGATTGACGAGAATGGCCGGTCGGTCATGCGGCCTACCAAAATTCCCTTCTACCGGCCGGACGTGTTCCCGGTGGTATTGCAGAAGAGCGTGAGCGTCTATGGCCAACTGCTGGGAAACAGTGACGTGGACGTGATCGAGGACCAGCAGAACACCACCAACCGCATGGAAAAGAAGATCATTGACCGTCTGGTGAAGGCTGGGACCCGGATCACGCTGCCGGCCAAAGCGACGCTGCGGACGGACCCGGTAGACGGAGAACGCTGGTTCCTGGATTCCCCGGCCGACAAGGCCATGATCGACGTGTACCAGTTTTCCGGAGACCTGCAGTACGAGCTGACGTACCTGGCGACGGTCTATGAAGAAGCCCGGCAGATTTTGGGCATCACGGATTCCTTCCAGGGCCGGACGGACCCCACGGCCACCAGCGGAAAGGCCAAGGAGTTTTCTGCCGCACAAGCGGCGGGACGTCTGGAGAGCAAGCGGACCATGAAGCAGGCGGCATACGCCCAACTGTTCGAGCTGATGTTCAAGTTCTGGCTGGCGTACAGCGACGAGCCCCGGCCCATCAGCTACAAGGACAACGAGGGGAACACGGTCTACGAAGAGATCAGCCGGTACGACTTCCTGAAGCAGGACAAGGACGGCCAGTATTATTGGGAAGACCAGTTCCTGTTCGGCTGTGACGACTCCGCCCCTCTGGCCTCCAACCGGGAGGCCATGTGGCAGGAGACCCGGATGAACCTGCAGACGGGGGCATTCGGCGATCCCAGCAGCACGGAGACGCTGATTCTGTTTTGGAGCAAAATGGAAGAGCTGCATTATCCGGGAGCCGGAGAAACCAAGAAGTATCTGGAAAAGCGGCTGCAGCAGGAACAGCAGCGGGCCGCCCAGGCCCAGCAGATGCAGATACAGCTCCAACTGCTTGCCATGCAAAACCAGCAGCGTGGACAGCAGCTCGGAGCCGTTGCGGCCAACCAAAGCAATCAAGCGCCGACGGGCGCGTGATATACGCAAGTCAACGCGGGAAAATGACAAATAACGTCGGGGCGATGACGAGGAAAGGAGGCGGCACCTATGAAGAACGGCGGCAAGAGCGGCGGCTTCGGCTACGTGGGCCGGATCAAGAACTCCGGGGCCCAGGTGGTACAGGCCCCCATCCAGACCACCGTGTCCAAGAAGGGCACAGTGAAGACGGGCAACGACCTCCGGATCGGCAAGAAGTAACGGAGATCGAATAATCCGGGGCCGGGAGCGGCCCACCATTACGCAAGCCAACAGCGGGAAAATGGCAGCCGGCCAGAGGCCGGAATGGAGGCCTTATGGCTGGATTTGAAGAGAGTGATCTGTACGCTGCGTTTGGGCTGGAGCAGCCCGCAGGCGGGAACGAACCGGGAGCCGCCGAACCGGGAGCGCAGGAAGGACAGGCACAGGGCACAGAGCCCGGAACGGGCGAAGCCCAGGAGCCGGCGCAGACCCAGGAGCAGGACCCCTCCCGGGATCAGGGAAATGGTGGAGCTCAGGGCGGCGCCGGCGGTGCCGGGGACGTTTCCGGAGCGTCCCAGGCAGAGGGCGGGCAGGAAGGAGAGCCCGCCCAGCAGACCAAGGAGCAGCGGGCGGAGAATGCAGCCCGCCGGCGGCGGGAAGAGCAGCAGGCCGCCATTGACGCCGCCGTGAGAGCCGCCGTGGAGGACGAGAGGGCCAGAACCAAAGGGCAGATGGATGCCTTCTTTGCCAAGGCGGGGATGAAAAACACCGTCACGGGCAAACCCATCACCACCCTGGAGGAGTTCGACGCCTGGCGGGCGGACTATGACGCCGCCAAGCTGCAGAAGGACCTGAAGGCCGGGAAGCTGACGCCGGAGGCCCTGCGGTCCGCGGTGGAGCAGACGCCGGCGATCCAGGCGCTGAAAAAGCAGCAGGAGCAGCAGGCGGCGGCGGACGAGCAGCGCAGGCAGGCAGAGGCCCAGGCCAGGGTAAATGCCGAGCTTGCGGAGATCCACAAGCTGGACCCCACCATCAACACGGTGGAAGACCTGCTCTCCATGCCCGGCGCCAAGGCATTTTACGACCTGGTGCGCAAGGGCAACAGCTTCCTGGATGCCTACCGGCTGGCTAACTTTGACCGTCTGACTACCGCCCGGGCGGAAGCAGCCCGGCAGCAGGCCCTGAACAACGCCCGCGGAAAGGACCACCTGACCGGCACCGGGACTCCCCAGGGGACCGGGGCGGCCACGGTGCCGCCGGATGTGAAGGCGGAGTACCTGGCTTTCAATCCAGACGCCACGGATGCGGAAATCCAGAAGCACTACAACAGGTACATGGAAAAACAACGGAAGGAGTAAGGTTTTTATGGCTTTTCTGATTCAGCAGGTAGACGGCGGGCGGGTGCCCGGCATCGAGTACCTGCCATGCGGGGCCATCACACCGAGGATCGGCATGGCCCTGATCCAGAGCGGCGGAAACCTGGCTGTCGCCAGCGGAACGACTGCACCCACCTATGTGAGCATGATCGAGAAGGAGACGCCCTGCACGGTGGGGGACATCATCCCCGTTATGCGGGTGCTGCCCGACATGATGTTTGAGACCACCTTCCAGGCGGCGGCCTCCAGTGTGAAGCTGGGCGACAAGGTGACGCTGCACACCGACGGCCTGCAGGTGACGGCCACCACGGCAAGCGGTGTGGCCGAAGTGGTGGGCATGGACGGCACCGCCGCAGGCGACAGAGTGCGGGTACGCTTCCCTGCTGTGGTCAACATCACCCAGAGCGGCGGGGGCGGCTGATCCGCCGCAGGAATCACCAAGGAAAGGAGACAATCATCGTATGGCTAATATCACTTTTACGGAAGGGAGCGGCCTGCAGGACAGCATCTTCGGCAAGTCCCAGGCCCCCATCCGGATGTTCCTGGAAAAGCGGGGCGAGTCCTTTGAACAGAAGTCTATGATTCAAGAGCTGTTCACTGTGGGCACAAGCAAGCACTGGGGTGAGAAGTTCACCACCATGACCGCCATGGAGGGCTTCCAGCCCGTGGGCGAGAACGGCGAGTACCCCGTGGACGGGATGCAGGAGGGCTTCGACAAGTTCCTGGAGCACATGACCTGGAAGAACAGCTTCTCCTTGTCCCGTGAGATCGTGGAAGACTCCAAGCTCATGGACTTGAAAAAGCAGCCTGCCGCTTTCGTGGCTGGTTACTACCGGACCCGCGAGCGGTTCGGCGCCGCCCTCTTCGGCGCGGCCATCACCAAGGCCGCCAGCATGAAGTTCTACGGGAAGACCTTCGACGCCAAATGCGCGGACGGCAAGGGCCTGTTCGACACAGCCCATCCCTCCAAGATGGGCAAGGCAACCCAGTGTAACCAGTTCTCCGACGCCTTCAGTGTGGACGCCCTCTCCGCTGTGGAGACGGAGATGCAGGGCTTCATGGGAGACAACGGGGAAATTCTGGACGTTGCCCCGGACACCATCCTGATCCCCAATGACTACCAGCTGAAGCGGGACGTGTTCGCCGCCGTGGGCGCGGACAAGGATCCGGACACCTCCAACAACGGGTTCAACTACCAGTTCGGGCGGTGGAAGATCATTGTGTGGCCGTACCTGAACCAGTTCATCACCAAGAGCACGAAGCCCTGGGTGCTGGGAGACAGCAGGTACAACGAGGAATACGGCAGTGCGGTGTGGCTTGACCGCGTACAGCTGGAGGTGCGCAGCGAGCTTGCCGGCAACGACGCCAACGTATGGAAGGGCTACGCTCGGTTTATCGCGGGATTCAATGACTGGCGCGGATTCGCGGTGGGCGGCGTGAGCGGCGGCACTGAGCTGACCGGCGCGGCCTGAAATGCCGGGAAAACGGCGGCCTGAAGTGGAAGGGGGCCTCCGCGCCCCCTCCCGCTTATCACGACAGAAAGGGACATGCCATGAAGGTCTGCGTGTACGCCATTGCCAGGAATGAAGAACAATTTGTGGACCGCTGGATGGACTCCATGGCAGAGGCGGACTGGGTGTGCGTCCTGGACACCGGGAGCACGGACCGGACCGTGGAAAAGCTGGCGGACCGGGGCGCGATCGTGCGGCAGGAGATCATCTCCCCCTGGCGCTTTGACGCGGCCCGCAACCGCTCCATGGATCTGATCCCGCCGGGCACAGACGTCTGCGTGTGCACGGACCTGGACGAGGTATTCCGGCCCGGCTGGCGGAAGCTGCTGGAGAATGTCTGGGAGCCGGGAACGGAACAGCTCCGGTACATCTATATCTGGAGCTTCGGCCCCGGCGGGACGCCGGGCACTACGTTTTTACAGGAAAAGGTCCACACGCCCGGCGTGTTCCAGTGGCATCATCCGGTACATGAGGTGCTGCGGAGGACAGACGGGCAGCGCACCTGGAAGACAGCGGTATGTCCGGAGATCGTGCTGGAGCACTATCCGGACCCGAAGAAAAGCCGGGCGGAGTATCTGCCGCTGCTGGAGCTCTCCGTCCGGGAGGACCCGGAGGACGACCGGAACGCCCACTACCTGGGGCGGGAGTATATGTTCCACGGACTGTACGCGGAGGCCATCCCGGTGCTGAAGCGCCACCTGGAAATGCCCGGAGCCGTGTGGCAGCCGGAGCGGTGCGCCTCCATGCGCTTTCTCTCCCGGTGCTATCTGTCTATGGGCGACAGGCGGCAGGGCATGGTGTGGGCGCTGCGGGCCATCGCAGAGGCACCGGAGCTGCGGGAGCCCTGGGTACAGGCGCAGGAGGCTGCCTACGCGGCGGAGGACTGGGAGGGCGTGGTCTACTACGGCCGGCGGGCCGTGGACATCACCGAACGGTCCGGCTTCTATATCAACGAGGACAGGGCCTGGGGCGCCTATCCCTGGGACGCCATGGCGTATGCCTGCTACCGGATCGGGGATCTGCGGGCGGCAAGAGAATACGGAGAGCAGGCGCTGCTGGAGGAACCGGACAACCCGCGGCTGCTGAAGAACATGAGGTTCTACACGGGGGACCCCGCAGGAACCCAGCGGAGCGGTTCCTGTGGGGAGAGGACGGGCGCCCAAGCCCACGGAGTGGGCGCGGAAGTGCCCTTGGGGCGCAACGGAGCGTTGCGAGATTTGCCGGACGCAAAGTGAGCAGAGCGGAGTTTGCGAGGACGAAGGGAGGCGGATACGAATGAAGGTCAAGGATGCCATCGCGGCGGCGGATGCCGTGAAACCCAACGCTTTCAGCGAGGAGACAAAGTTCCAGTGGTTGCGCCGCCTGGAAGGACGCCTGCAGGCGGAGGTCTTTTTGATGGCCCCGGCGCAGATCCGGGAGCTGGACTTGCAATATCCGGCGGATATGGACCGGGAGCTGTTGGTGGATCCTCCCTACGACGATCTCTATCCGCTGTATCTGCAGGCCAGGATCGACGCGGAGAACGGAGAGTATAACAAGTACGCGGACTCCATGACCATTTACAACAGCGCGTACACGGCGTTTGTGTGCTGGTTCTGCCAGCTATACGATCCTGCGGAGGGATATTACGGCGAGGAGGCGAGACGGCATGAGGTGGAGTGAGCGCGGCGGACCGCCGTACAACAACCCTCCCTACTATCTTTCGGCCTACGGCCTTGCGGTGAAGCACGGCTTCAAGGGAACGGAGGAGGAATACCTGGCATCCCTGAAGGGAGAGACCGGGGAGACGGGTCCCACCGGACCCACAGGAGCACAGGGGCCGACAGGTCCCATTGGAGAAACCGGACCAACTGGGCCGGTTGGACCGACAGGCGCGGCCGGAGCGGCAGGTCCCACCGGCCCCACAGGAGCCCAGGGGCAGACAGGCCCTGCCGGAGAAGCCGGGCCAACGGGACCGACAGGCCCGACAGGAGAAACCGGAGCCACAGGTCCCGCGGGGCCAATGGGGCCCACGGGACCGGCAGGCGGCCCCACCGGCCCGACAGGACCTGCGGGGCCCAGCGGACAGGCCGGTGCGGCCGGCCCGACAGGACCAACGGGGCCCGCCGGGGCGGCCGGGCGCTCCTTGAAGGCATCGAGCGACTGCGCCCGCAGCGGAGCGAAAGCCGCCGCGGCGAAAATCACCGCTATGAAAGT